TTCTCTGACTACAGTCTCCCGCAAATGTCTTTTTCGCAGCTGTAACTGCCGCACCTTTCTTACTTGCAATACTTCGTTTAATATTTTTCATATTTTCTCCTTTCTCTTGGTTTTATTATATCAAAATAAAATTAATATGTCTATATTTATTATTCATCTTGGGCCCTTTTAATTAAATTCTATTCAAAAATTTTTATATTAACTAAGATTTTTCCTTGACAGGATCCTAAACTATATGTTATAATTTAACTAAGTTAAAACAATTTTAAGTAAAGGAGGTTTGTTAGTGGAATTAGACTATTCTTTATCTACTCCAGAAGAACGAGTAGAATATGTTAAAAAGCTCTTAGCTGATAATCCTCCTCTTAATAATAGCACTCTAACCATTTTAGCAGACTATATTTTATTTATTCGTGACCGTAATCAAACAAAAAAAGAACGTGAAGCAGAACATCCAATATTAACACCTAATAGAGAGTTCACTATTGATAAGAGGCAAATATCATACGAAGGGCTTGTAGACAAATTAGAAAATGGAGAAGATGGTATCTATAATATTATCCGCAATGATAAAACTCAAATTCTTGATCCAAAAGACCCAATTACTGAAGAGGATATCGCTACAATCCCAGGTATTAAAGAATGTATGGATGTAATTATTTCTCTTAAAAAACAATTAGAAACAGCATCTCGATATCGTCGTAAATCAATTAATCAAGCAATTATTGATACTTGAAAACAAGCCTATATTATTAAAGGGAATTATTCTCAAATTGGTCGTCTTAAATCTACCTCTCAAATAAAAACTTTAGCGTCTTTATCAATTCCTGAAGAGGTATATTTTGATGAAAATAAGATTCCTAGATCAGATAAAGCACTGTCCCTTTTTAATCCAGAGCATGTTTCTTTTCTTTTATGTTATTATCAAATATTAAAGCAAGAATCTTGAGAAGATCTTCATGGAGATATGCGGTGACACCTTATTGATTTAGAAAATTTAACTGAAGAAGCCTTACGATATACCCATCCTATGCTTTGGGACATTGTAGTCTGAAAAGTAGATGGGCTTACTAATGATCAAATTCGTGAAAAGGTTCTTCAAAATTATGGAGAAGAACATTCTGAACAATATTATTCTTCTCTTTGACGTAAACGTATTCCAAAATTAATAGTAGAACAAGCTCAAAAAAATTATGTTGAATGATATTTCACAGAAAAAGAACGAGGTTATTGAAAAAAATGCAGTAAATGTGGCCAAATAAAATTAGGGCACCCACTTTTTTATGCTAAAAATACAAGTAAAGATGGTTGATATAGTCAATGCAAAGAGTGCAAAAACGCTTCTAGAACGCTAACAGTCAAGAAAAAATCAGAAAAATAAGAAAGTAGGTGATTTTTTATGGCTGGAAATTATAAAACCTGCAGTAAATGCGGCCGCACCTTAAAAGAGAGTGAATTTTTTAAAATGAAAACAGGTAATCGATGCGATCTATGCAAAGATTGTCTTTGTCAATATATCGATAATCGAAAACCTGAAACTTTTAAATGAATATTAGAAATGTTTGATGTTCCCTATATTGAAAAAAAATGAACACAGATTACAAATGAGCGATATAAAAAGAATCCAAGTAATTTTGGTCCAAAGTCTGTTATTGGTCTTTATTTACGAACAATGAACATGATGCAATATAGAGATTTTCACTACTCTGATTCAGACAGTTTTGAAAGCACAGGTAATGCGGCTACCGCTCCAGTAGCCAAAACAGAAATTGATGAAGAATATGAAACTAAATTACTTCAACAATTAGAATCTGGTGAAATTTCCCAAACACAATATGATACATTAACCAAAAAAAATGCAATTCAATACAACTCAGATCTTGATGAAGATGGTTTTATTAAAGGATTAAAAACTTTACCTTACGGAGCCGAGCAAGAACAAGAAACTAAGCCTGAAACTCCGCAAGAGCAGACGCCGCAATATCATTTTGATCCTACTTATTGAACCGATCAACTAGATGAAAAAGATATAGATTATTTGATGCTTAAATGAGGTACTGTTTATACTCCTGAACAATGAATTAAAATGGAAACAACTTACAATAAATATGCACAAGAATATGATCTTAACGTAGATCGAGAAGAAGTTCTTAAAAAAATGTGTAAAACTTCTCTTAAAATGGATGAAGCATTAGATGCGGGCGATGTAACTGGTTATAAAAATCTCGCAGCTGTTTTTGACCAACTTCGCAAGTCAGGTAAATTTACAGAAGCACAAAATAAAGATGACAAACAACAAGTTCTTTCTTCTATCGGAGAATTAGTAGCACTTTGTGAACAAAAAGGTGGAATTATTCCAGCTCTTCCTCAATATGACCCAGATCAATATCCACAAGATAAAATAGATTTTACACTTAGAGATCTTAAATCTTATACTTATAGTCTTGTAAGCAATGAATTGGGTCTTGGTGACTTAATCGAATCTTACATTGAAAAACTTGAAAAATCAGAAGAAGATTCGGTTGATCTTGATGCGGGGCTTGTTACATCTGCGGAAGAAGCTGCGGGAGAAGAACTTACAGACGATGAAGCGGAAGAATGGCAATATTTTCTTGAAAATGAAATTGAAGCAGAAGGTGAAATGCTTGCACGATTCTTGGATGGTGAAGTTTAATGGCTTTACAAGATATATTACAAGCTTCCAATAGACGAAAAGATTTAGACAGCGATGCGATTGAAGAAGAAGTTAATAATCACTTAGAAAAATATAGAGAGTTAATTGCATATTGACGAATTTATCCAGATAGATTAGTTGATTACTATTTGTCTCTTGGAAATCCTTATAATTTTAAATTTATTTTTTATCAAAGATTATTCTTGCGGGCGTTGTTTCGACACAAGTACGTTTACGCTACATTTGTACGTGCTTGATCTAAATCATTTATGTCAGTTATGGCTTTAATGTTAAAAGCTATTCTTTATCCTGGAGCAAAACTTTTCACAGTAGCAGGTGGTAAGCAACAATCTGCGGAGATTCTTTCTGGTAAAGTTCTTGAAATTTGTAAATTAATTCCTGCAATGGAAAGAGAAATTATCTGAGATACACGAGGTACTCGAGCTCGAACTGCGCAAACTAAAGATAGTGTTATTTATACATTTAAAAATGGCTCAACTCTAGAAAATGTTGCGGCATCTGAGAAAACTCGTGGACGCCGTTTTAACAGTGGGCTAATGGAGGAATGTGTAGGTATTGACCAAGATATTCTTAATGAAGTTCTTATTCCTACTCTTAACGTTGACCGCATGGTTCAGGGCCAAACTGATCCCAATGAGCAATTAAATAAATCTCAGATCTTCGTAACTACAGCAGGCTACAAAAACACATATAGTTATGAAAAACTAATTGAGATTCTTTGTAGATCCGTTGTGCGGCCAAAGGATGCAATTGTTCTTGGCGGTAGTTGAAGAGTCCCTGTTATTTTTGGACTTTTAGATAAAAATTTCGTGCGGGATCTTAAAATGGATGGCACATTTAATGAAGATTCTTTTGAACGCGAATATGAATCTAAATGGACTGGCGATATTGAATCAGCATTTTTTAATTCAGACAGATTTGATAAGCAACGTAAAATTAATCTCCCAGAATGGAAATATTCTAATAAAACTTCAAAAGATGGGTATTATGTAATGGGCGTTGACGTAGGTAGATTTGGTTGCACAACTGAAGTAGTTATTATTAAAGTCACTCCAGGTGCGGGCGACATACCTCGCAAACGAATTGTTAATATTTATTCTTTTGATGAAGAGCATTTTGGTTTACAGGCTTTAAAATTAAAAAGAATTTTTCAACAATATAAGTGTCGTATAGCTGTAATTGACGGTAATGGCCTTGGAGCAGGACTTGTAGATATGCTTACAATGGACACCATTGATCCCGATACAGGTGAAACTCTTTATAATTGAGGGGTTATGAACGATGAAGATAATAAATATCGCAATATGAAAACAGATGACACTATAGTTGATGCGATGTATATTATGAAAGCAAATCAAGCATTAAATTCAGAAATGTATGCTTATTGTCAATCAGAAATTAATTCAGGCAGAGTAAATTTCTTAGTAGATGAATCTATTGCAAAAAATAAATTATTATCTCAAGCTCAAGGTAAAAAAATGAGTCAATCTCAACGTGCGGATTATCTAATGCCTTTTGTACAGACAAGTATTCTAAAAGACCAAATGCTTAATCTTGTTTATGAGAACGATGGTGCGCACATTATTTTAAAACAAGCTTCAAAGAAAATTAAAAAAGAT